GGAAGCGCTGGACCACTGGGCCACCGAGACGGCCGGAGGTGAGGCGCACCTCGCGTGGGGCACCGCCGGCGACTTTGACCGGTGCGTGGCCTTCCACAAGGAGAAGGCCGGACTGTCCGACCGGGTGGCGAAGGGCCACTGCGCGAACCTCCATCACCGTGCGCTGGGCGTCTGGCCCGGCCAGGAACACAAGAAAGGCGAGGCGTCCACGATGGACACAGCGCACGGCTACGTCCCGATCCTCAAGCACGAGAAGCTGGCCGACGGCACGCTCCTCGTCGAGGGCATCGCCACCGACTCCGGCATCGACCGCGACCAGCAGATCTGCGATCCCGGGTGGCTGTCCAAGGCCATGCCCGCCTGGTTCAAGTCCGGCGGGAACATCCGCGAGCAGCACGACCCGAAGCGCGCCGCCGGGGTGGCGATCCAGTACACGCCCAAGGACGAGGGCCACCACATCCGCGCCCGCGTCGTCGACCCCATCAGCGTGGCGAAGGTCGAGGCGGGAGTCCTCAAGGGCTTCTCGTTCGGTGCCCGCGGCGGCCGCGTCGTGGTGGACAAGGCGGCGAAGGGCGGCCGGATCGTCGACGGCGACATCTACGAGGTGTCCCTCGTGGACCGGCCGGCCAACCCGCGGTGCACGCTGACGATCGCGAAGACCGACAACGCCGGTGACCTGCAGACGGTCGACGAGCCGGAGCTTGTCGAGAAGACCGACGAGCCGACGTTCACTCCCACGCAGTTCGCCGAGCTGCTCAAGACGCTCGGCAAGGCCCCGACGCCCGCACCGACCGTCGCCGTGGAGAAGCGCGTCACCGGCGTGTTCCGCCCGCTCGCCGACGTCCCGGACTCGGCGGCCGCGGTCGCGCTGCTGTCCAAGGCGGACGGCCAGCAGGTGCACGACCCCAACGACATCGCCGCCGTCCGCGACGGCCTGATCGCGCTGATCAAGGCCGAGCTCGACGAGCTCGCCTCGGGCCAGAACGAGCTGATGGACGTCTCGGACCTGCTCCAGGCGCTCCGGATGGTCATGTACTGGTGGCTCAAGGAAGCCCGCGGCGGCGAGACCACCAACCCGTTCGACACCACCAACCAGGAGGCGGCCCCCGTGGCATCCATCGAGCTGGCCGACGGCACGAAGGCCGCCGGCACCACCCCGGCCCCGGAGGCCGACACCACCAAGACCGAGCAGCCCGCCGCCACCGGCGAGGAGAAGCCGGCCACCGACACGTCCACGGAGAAGACCGAGGGCACCGAGAAGCCGACCGAGCCTGCCGAGGGCACGGTCACGATCAGCAAGAGCGACGTCGCGTCCATGATCGAGGACGCCATCACGAAGGCCGTGCAGCCCTACAAGGACGAGCTGGACCTCGTCAAGGGCGAGCTGGCAGAGGTGAAGGCAACGCCGATCCCCGGCGGACCCGCGCGCACTCGCACACCCGGCCAGACCGCCATCACGCAGAAAGCCGACGGCCTCCGCGCCACCGTCGAGCACCTGCAGAAGGCCGTGGACGCATCGTCCGGCCTGCTGAAGCAGGGCTACCGCGAGCGCCTCGAAGAGGCCCAGGCCGACCTGCGCACCCTCGAAGGGAGCACCACCTCGTGAGCACCAAGACAGGCACGATCGTCGAGAAGATGTTCGGCGACGTCGCCAACAACCCCGTCGAGCTGTCCAAGCGGTTCGACAACTACAAGAAGGCCCTCGGCGAAGTGCCGTGGGGCCAGTTCGACAACGCCGGCCAGACCGTCAAGGGCAACCTGCGGATCAAGAACACCGAGAAGTCGGCCACCGGCCAGCTGATCGAGGTCGAGAAGACCGTCTCCCACGTCGACCAGATGCGGAACCTGCTCAAGCAGGACACCATCAACAAGGCCATCGGGTCCGACGACCTGCTGTCCTCGCTGACGGCGGCGCTCGGCGCGCAGGACGACATCACCAAGGACATCAACCTCACCTCCCCGGTGTCCACGGGTCTGGTGCTGTTCGACCTCAAGGCCCCGGCCGAGTTCCTCGTGCCGGTCGAGACGCCGCTCCGCAACCGGTTCCCGCGCACCCAGGGCGTCGGCACCTCGTTCCGGTACAAGCAGATCACCGGGATCACGAACGCGCAGACCACCGCGGGCCTGGCGCAGCTGCACCCCGGCATCGCCGACTCCGTGCAGACGGACTTCCGACCGCCGAGCGGCGCCAACGCCGAGTGGTTCAACCGCGGCCCGAAGATCAGCTACGCCGGTCAGGACCAGCAGGCCGCGTACTTCCAGTTCAGCCTGTCCGACGAGGTGACCTGGTCGGCGCAGTTCGCGGGCGTGGGGTTCGAGGACGTCCGCCAGCTGTCCCAGACCTCGGTGCTGTACTCCTCGATGCTGGCCGAAGAGCGCATGACCGTGTACGGGCGCGGCATCACCGGCAACGGCTACTCCGGCACCATCACCACGCCCACCGCCACCATCGCCGCCCGCGCGGCGACCGGCTCGGAGACCGCGGTCCCCGGCACCCCGACGGTTGACGTCTGGGTGGCGGCCACGACCGGATTCGGCACCGCCCCCGCGGTGGTCGCCAGCCCGGCCACGGTGACGCTGACGGCCGGCCAGGTCGTCGACGTGACGATCCCGGCGACCGCCGGTGCGACGGGCTACCTGGTGTTCGTCGGCACCACGGCGGGCGCGGCGAACGCGTTCTACTACGGCACGTTCTCCGGCAGCATGACCATCACCGGCACGCTGCCGACGTCCGGCCAGAACGCGAGCCAGTTCTCCGCGCAGAACTCGGCGCAGTCCATCGGTTACGACGGCATCCTGCCGATCTGCACCGGCGCGAACGCCGGGTACGTCAAGAACATCGGCGGCCTGTTCTCCACCGCGAAGCCGGGCTCGGAGTTCCAGACGGCGTTCGCCGCGATGTACGCGCAGAACCTGGCGAACCCCGACTCGCTGCTGTTCAACGGAGCCGACCGCAAGCAGCTCTCGGACTCCATCCAGAGCCAGGGCAACCCGAACGGCTACCGGCTGACGATCGACGCGGACGGGCTCGGCGGCCACAAGCTCGGCAGCATCGTGACGGGCATCCAGAACGAGGTGACCGGCAAGCTGGTCAACCTCGAGGTCCACCCGTACATGCCGCAGGGCATCGTGCCGATCCTCACCGAGTCGCTGCCGTTCCCCAACTCCAACGTCGCGTCGTGCTGGGAGTACCGGAACGTCCAGGACTACATGGGCGTGAATTGGCCGGTCCTGCAGTTCACGTACGACACCAGTTCCTACTGGTACGGGACGTTCTTCTGCCACGCCCCGGCGTGGCAGGGCGCCATCACCGGCGTGAAGAACGGCTGAGCCGTGGCGGGTGCGCTCGAACGCGCTCGCGAGCGCACCCGCCACACCTACCCCCGAGCGTCCCGGAAGGACGGTGTCCCCGTGCCCGATCGTCTTCTGCTGCCCGTGATCCAGACCGAGGTACGCCGCCCGGACGGCTTCACCCGCCGCTACCAGCCGGGCCGCGACGGCACCGTCACCCCCGTCGACGCGCACGACGCCCGCGCCCTGCGCGAAGCCGGAGCAACGACCGCCGGGGTGCGCGTGGGCGGCCGCGCACGCGTGTGCGGCTCGTGCGGGTTCAAGGCGCTGTTCGTCCGGTGTGGCCGGTGCGGCGGCACCTGCACACCCGAGGGCGGCTGACGTGGCCACGTTCCTCAAGGGCTCCTACCTCACGATCGAGGAATACCGGGCCGCGCCGACCGCGCTCGCGACGAACAACCTCGTCCCCGGCGGCGACCAGGCCGCGCAGGACAACGAGCTCGCCGCGATCATCAAGCGCGCGTCCACGTTCCTCGACAACACCGCCCGGCAGAAGCTGTACGCCACCTCGGCGACCCAGAACGAGAAGGTCCGCATCAAGGCCGGCTACTTCGTGCTCCGCGCCTACCAGGACCGCGTCAAGAGCATCGACGCGTTCGCCTGGGGCGCCACGCCGAGCAACCTCACCGCGATGGCGATACCGATCCCGAGGAGCAGCTACTTCGTCGAGGAGAACCGCGTACTCCTCACCACCGGCGGCACCGGCGTCCAGTGGGTCGGCTCGCTGAACATGCTCGCGACGCCGATCGGCGGGAACGTGTTCGCGTCGTGGATGTACACCGCGGGCTGGTTCACCACCCGGCTCGCCGTCCAGGCCGCCATCGGCGCCACCACGGTCACCGTCGAGGATCCGACCGGCATCCAGCCGGGCGCGTTCCTACGCCTCATCGACGGCGCCCGCGTCGCCGACGCGCAGGTGTCCACCACCTACACGCCGGGCTCCGCGACGGTGCAGTTGTTCGCCGCGCTCACCGAGGCGTTCCCGGCCGGGGCCGGGTTCACCGAGGTCGAAGGCGACGCCAAGGAAGCGTGCATCCTCGCGACGTCGCACTACATCAAGGACCGCAAGTCCGGCGGCTTCGTCATGGCCGGCCAGTCGGCGACCGTCGACCAGACGACGGATGCGCAGCTCGGCCCGGACCTCGAGCGCGCGCGTCAGTTGGCGCTGCGGTTCGAGCGGCGGGCACCGTGACGGCCCCGGCCGGGACGGCGGAGGAAGTCCGTGCCGCGGTCGCCACGTACCTGTCCGGTGGCGCGGTGCCGAACCTGGCGATCGTGCTTCGCTCGCCGCCGTTCGACGAGGGCGAAATCGACTGGAACAGCCTGCTGCCCGCTGGCGCCCTGGTGATGTGCTTCGGGGTGGTGTTCCTCGAGCACGAGTCCGACGAGGACATTTCGCTCGACGGCGCAGGGGGCCGTCGCGTGTGCACCTACGACGTCACCTTGGAGCTGTTCTTCCAGGACATCAGCGGCGACGCGATCGCCGCGCAGGGACGCCTGGACAACATCATCACCGGCGTCAAGCAGCGGCTCCGCACGGACCCGCGCCTCGGCACCGGCACCGCCGACCCGCCGACGGACATCATCCAGGCCGCCGTGGCGAAGCTCGAGGTCGAGCGCGGCCGGCCGGAGCGGTACGGCGAGGGCGACACCTTCGGTGCCTGGACGGGGATCAAGTTCACCGTCGATTCCTACGAGTACGCCACCTGAACAGGAGAAATGCGATGGCGACTGCCTACGAATTCACCGGCCCGCAGGAGATGGAGTATCCCGCGTGGGGTCTGCGCGTCGCCCCGGGCGACGTGGTCCGGCTCGACGGCCGCCCGCCGGCGGATGGGCATTTCCGGGAGGTGACCGAGGACGTCGAGCCGACGGCCACCGCGGCGACGGAGCCGCCGGAGAACACCGGCGACCAGGGCGACGGCGAGCCGCCCGCCGAGACGCCGCGGCAGCCGAACCTGGCCGCGTCGGCGGCCGAATGGACCGACTACGCCAAGAAGGCCGGCGTCCCGGCTGAGATCGCGGACACCGCGACCCGCAAGGCGATCATCGAGCACTTCACCGGCGGGCAGCCGCTCGAAGGCGTCGAGCCGCCGAAGACCGCCGACGAAAACGACGGCGGGGACGGCACCGAGAACACCAAGACCGAAGGCGAGTAACGACCGTGTCCACTGGAAGCACCGCGTCGACGTACCAGACAGTCCTGGGCATCGCGAAAGAGCCCCAGCCGGCGACCGGTGCTCCGGTGGCCGCAAGCGCCTTCATCCCCGTGAAGAAGCTCGAGCCGGAGAACAAGCCGGTCAAGCTGTGGGACGACTCGTGGAAGGGGTCGATGGTCGAGGTGACCGGCGTGCAGGCCGGTGTGCAGTCGGCTGAGCTGTCCCTCGGCGGCAACGTCTACGCCGACACCGTCGGCTGGTTCCTGGCCGGGATGCTCGGCGACGTCGCGACCACCGGCGCGTCGGCGCCGTTCACGCACACCATGGCGCTGCTGAACTCCGGCAACGGCCAGCCGACCAGCTACACCCTCACCGACGCCGATCCGCTGTCCACGCGGCAGTACGCGTCGTGCCGGTTCTCCGAGCTGACGCTCAAGTGGGACGCCGCCGAGCTGCTCACGTGGGAGGGCAAGGCGATCGGCTGGACCGGAGCCACCGCGTCGGCGCCGACGTCGTCGTTCAGCACGCTGCCGCCGGTTCCGGCGTGGGCGCTGACCGCCACGATCGGCGGCGTGTCCGCCCCGAACGTGAAGTCCGTGGAGCTGGCGTTCAAGCGGTCCAACTCGGAGCCGATCTTCACCTTGCAGAACGCCCAGAACCCCTACGAGGTGCACGTCGGCCCGATCTCCCTCGAGCCGAAAATCCAGTTCATCGCGAAGGACGAGCAGCCGCTCATCGACTTCCTCGCCAACACCACGCAGCCGCTCGTGCTCAACTACGCCACCGGCGCCGGAGCGTCCGCGGTGCAGCTGCAGGTCACCATGACCGGCTGGAACTACGGCGAGGTCAAGAAGGACAAGGGCAACAGCTGGATCGAGTTCTCCGCGGGCGGCAAGGCGATCGGCAACGTGACCGACGTCGGCGCGTCCGGCGGCTACAGCCCCTGCAAGGTGCTGCTCAAGAACGCCCTTCCGGCCAGCACCTACGTGTAACCACCGCAACAACTGTCCAATCAGGAGCGCGAGAAGATGACCCAGGAGATCACCGGCCCGTCCGGGTTCGTGTACGTACTGCGCGAACCCGGCGGCCTCACCTACAAGCACCGCAAGCTGGTGCTGAAGAAGCTCGGCATGAACGCCGACCTCAACGGACACGTGGACGTCGACCTCGGCGCCGTGATGGGCGGCCTTGAGGAGGCCGTCCTCACCGTCGCGATCGCCTCGTGGAACGTGACCGAGCTCGAAGAGGACACCGGCACCCGCACCAGCGAGGTCCTGCAGATCCCGTTGCACGTGCCGGAGAACCTCGACCAGGTCCCCGCCGAGGACGCCGCGGTGCTGGCCAAGGCCAGCGAGCAGCTGCGGAAGATCCTCATGCCGGAGTTCGGGCCGGACCCGGACGAGAAGTCCCCTACGCCGCCCTCCGCAGGCTCCGCGTCGCGCTGATCGACGGGCCGGACCCCCGGCTCACC